AGCCCCGCCCAGCCATGCCGTGTTTCTATTTAATTATCATTCTTTTTTCTCATAATTTTCAATATTTCTTCTTTAATATCGTATAATAAATAAACAATTTGCCGTTTAACGTCTGTTATTTGATGAATACAATAACAAACCGTAAAGCAGACAGAGAAAACAACAGACAATAAAATCCCAGCCCATATGCAAATCGTACTCATTCTAGTTGTCCTAAGAAATGTTCAACCGCTTTTAATGTGCTAGTTCGTATAACAGCATCCCTATAAAATTCAATAACATATGGATTTTTCCCTATTTTATATATTCGACCTAATATTTTTTCAGTTAAACTATCTATACAAAACCAACTATTCCCATGTGTGTATGTTTTTTTTGCTTCAATGAATTTACACCCTCGATAGATACGCCTCATCCTATGCCTTTCGATGTATAAGATATGATTTTAATTTATATGTACTATAATCCGCTTTTTATACCAGCAATCACGCCTTCTATAATTGCTTTAATTGTATCCGGATCCGGTTTTTGTTCTAATGAACCGACATTAACTTCAATATCTTTTCGTTTCACATGTAAATCTGTAGTTTTACTAAAATACAGCACCTTTGTAGTGCTGATTATATCATGCGAAATTAAATGTCGTTTTCCATCCATAACAACCCATGTGTCAATTACTTGCTGTTGATGAGAACAACCAGCCAAAAGAAGAATAAGCAAAAGACCTAAAGTTTTCATCGCATTTTTACCTCGATTAAAGCGTCAATAACTCGTACCAATTTCCAAACAATCGCTTCTTCATCGCAATCTGTACATATATTACGTCTAACAATTTCTGAAAATCGAAGATTAAACGTTTCTTTTTTTCCTTTACCATCGCAAAGAGCGCATGTATGCAATTTTCGTTTTGTATGTAATGTAAATGTTCCTGGAAAAAGATGAAGGTACATTAACACCCATCGTTTTATAATATCTAAACGATGATCTCTCGCACATTTCCAGCATATGGTCGCGCCTAACGATTCCGAAAAATAATCATGAATATCGTCTTTTTTATAAAACTGAGCGCAACACCAACACATTTTCATTTATATCATACTCCTTATTTCGTTTTTTAACGATTTTTTTACCGCCATATCGCTGTTTTTAATCGCTATTTCTATAGTTTCTTTAATTTTCTTTAATAAAAGCGGTAAAATACCAGAAATCAGATCTCTTGCAGCACAAATACTATTGCAATGCTCTACATCGCAAACATCGTATTCGTATATTGACGCAATAAGTTTTTCGACTTCCTTTTCAAGATTTGGTTTTATGCCTACAGAAGAATGTAAACACATTACATTATTGATATAAACTTCATATCCTATTTCTTCTCTAGAAAGCGAACTAAAAGAAAAATGACCTTTTATTCCAGCATTTAATAAAGTCTCATGAAACGTGGTTTCCCATATTTTTTGAATATCTGATACACTTGTACTGTCCAATAAATGATAAGGAAATTTTTTTAGATATTTTATATTTACATCAGAATAAACTTCAATTTGTTCCATATTATCTTCCTTTCAATAATAAATTAAAATCTTCCATATTTACGATTCCATCTTTATTTAAATCAGACGAATCATATATTTTATAATATTTATCAACCCAATAGGTGTTTCCATCAAACCACCACCTCATAAAACATTCTGTTTCTACATTTAATGCTCGATTAAGCCCATACACTTCTACTCGTACTTCATTTGGGTCAAATGGTATTGGTTGCTGAAATCCTTTACGAATTTTATCTCGATATAACCAATGTTCAAACATGGCTTGAAGTCGTTGTCTTTTAACCTCGTGTATTCTCCTCCAAAATGTAGGATAAACAATACTATTTGGGTCGTTTTCTAAACGATTTAAGAAATCTTCTAAACGAAGATATTCAATCAATTCTTCTCTGCAATTTGGATCGACAATACAAGAGCCGATACTAGATAAAAAATTAGGATCATCTGGAGATAAAAAATGATAACTAAATAAAGACGAAATTACTACGCTCAATACATAGGTCATTGTTCTATCTCCTGAAATGTTCTTTTAAATCGTTTTACCATATCTGATAACTCTTTTGGGTCATCAGTCATTCCTGCACAATCTATCATATGATAATCAATATCATATTGTGTTAAAATTCCAAACACCCACGGAAATAAAGATTTCAGCATTTTTTCTATGTTTTTCGGTTTTCTTTTTTCTTCCATTTTATTCTCCTGACTATGAAAAAAACTCAAGGATTTCCTTTTTTGCTTTTTTGGATTTTGCTATTCTCTTTTTTTCAATTCGACTTAGCGGTACTATTTTAGGTTTCTTTTCTGCTAATAATTTCCATTTTTTTCCTAATGCGACTAAATCTGAAGTTCCATATAAAAACTCTCTGATTTCATCCTCGATTTCTATTTTCTTAGAAAAGAAATCTGACGCATACCCATTTGGAAAAGTAGATAAACGAGACATAATCTCCGCTCTTGTCCATTGTCTTAACAGTTTTTTTAGTCTTTTTGTTTTATTCATATCGTATATCTACAGGTCTTCTATGTTCTGTACTGCAATGTTTACATATCCATTTATCATTTTTGGCTTCATTTATAGATAGTTCACTTAATTTTCCACAAACAAAGCACCATCTAATTATTGTTTTTTCTTTCTGCATTTCATTTTCCTGAATATCTCTATTATATTATCAGCGGAAACGATTTGTAAAAAGTCTTCTAAATGGAAAATAAAAAAAGAAATTATTTCTGGTTTTGTGTATATTCTTTCTCTTTTTTTATTTATTTCATAAAAAGGAAGTAAATGTCTTATTTTCATATATTGGTTTATTTTTATATTTAACATCTGTACTAATTTAGAAGGTAAAAAAATAAGGGACGTTCTTTTGTCCCTTTTTGTAATTAAAGCCCAGAATGGAGTCCCTGCGTTTTTATGGTCTGTTATGGCCTGTATTAGAAAATCTTCATACGGTTGAATTTTCATAGTATCTGATTTATCTATTAAATCAGACACAGAAAAACCAGAATACCCTCGTTTTATTTCAATCGTCATCAGATCTAATAATGGCTGTCCTATAGGGTCAATGGCTTGTATATCTCCATATTGTCCAAAAGTCTTTTGTGAAGAATAGGAACGAATTTTAGCCCTTGCGCCAGATGCGCTGGTTCTCCAAAAAATATCGTCCCTTTCCCCATTACTCCACCATAACCCTAGTCTTTTACTTATTTCCCGTTCAAAATTAGATCCTTTTCTGGAAGGTTTTCTCATGCTTTCTCTTTAATAGAATCCCATTTATTGACGTAAAACTTACCAAAAACACCTCGAAATGTGCCGATCCCAAGAGCCCTTCCGCCTTCTTCAAACAGGTTCAGGATTTCCTGTTCTTTGATTTCACGGTTTGGGAAAAGGGATAATTCAAATTCAATCGACCATGGCGTAGGCAATGTAGGCCGCTCTTTTGGATTTGGAATGCCTTTATCCAATCGAGCCACTGAGCGATGAATGTAGATTTTACTTTTTAGGTCGAAATCCCCTTCAAATTTCCCAAACTCAATGGGTTTTCCATTTCGTAAAATTGGGATATAAGCGGGCGATATTTGAACAAACGATAAACAAGCGTTGCAAATATCTTTGAATTTTCTCTTATCCCTCAGTCGTTTGGGCGCAGAATTGGTATTGTGGGCCGACAAGAACGACATAATGTTCAGGGCCGGTATGGTAATAGTTTTGGAATTTCCCGGAAGAAAATACAGTTTTTGCCAGCATTCTAGTTTTGTGTCGTTGTCGCCTGCGTAGCGGTCGAACATCAGATCCGTGATTCCGCATAATTCTACCTTTCGTCTGATAATTTCGGTTGCCTTGTTAATTTTTACAGTTTGCATTTGTTCTTCCTTTCTTTCATTCTTCCCTTGTTTATATTTTTAATAATAACCTTGCCTTGCCTTGTCTTGCCACGCCGAGCCATGCCAAGCCCCGCCAGGCCCAGCCAAGCCCTGCCGTGTTTCTATTTAATTATCATCTCCATGAGATAGAATATTTTCATTTTTCTTGTATTTTCTCCAAAATTTTTTTTGTAAAAACATCAATTCTCCTTTAACAAAAAAGACCCCGTATTTTTTACATATCTTTTTCCATCTCTCTTTTGTTGTTTTATGATTTTTCAATACAGATATTTCAGTCCCTTTTATTGGAAGTTGAACCAAAGATAAATTAAAAATATATTTATCCGTTTGAACAAAATCTACAATGCTTTTATATTTTTTACAATCGGAAGACAATGCACCGTTAAAATACGCAATCGCAGTTTTTTCCCCAACCCATTGTAAACCTTTTATATTATCTGAAGTGCATCCTGCAATGGCTTTTACAAAAACCCATTGGTCTGGATTTATTTTATACAACTCCTTAAATCTCCTTAATGTCATTTTTATTCTTTTTTGAGGATTATATATACTGACATTATGGTTTATCAGTTGAAATAAATCTGAATCGGACGAAATAACTATAATCGGAATATCTCCGTATTTTTTACAATGATACGCAATTAAATCATCCCCTTCAAATCCATCCTGATAAAAATTATTTTTGTATCCTAATCTAGGAATAATCTTTTCTCGTAAAAGAGTAATTTGTTTTGTAAAAGAAGTTTGCCTTCTTTTTTCTGCTTTAGATTTTACTCTTTCTTTTCTTTGCCATTTATAAAGAGGATATATTTCTTTTCGTTTGTTTTCTCCATAGTCCCAATAAAAAGAAATTTGATCTGTTTGAAATAAAACCTGTGAATACAAAACTTCTTTCAAAAAACCCTGAATAACGCCTGTCTTTCTTCCTTTATAAACCGTATCTTCATGCGAATAAAAAGCGCGGTGACATAAATAATTACAATCAAAAAACAACCAGGGTGTTTTATCTGTAGTTTTTTTAATCATATCTTTTTTTTCGATTTAATTTACACTGGTCTTCTATGTAATTCCAAACTTGTCCTACCAAAGATCGAAGTTCTTTTTCCGCCCCTTTCTTTTCTATTCTTTTAATTAGTTTATCCCGTGTTTCCTGCATATTAAATTCTGTCGCTACAATTGAATTTTTATTCTTTTTCCAGTGTCCTTCCTGAATTAAATAGTCCACACAAGAACCAATATCGTCAATTCCATAAGAATGATAAATTGGAATAATGCAATTTCGTTCTTTTCCGCTGAATCTGTTTTTTTCTATCTGAATTTGACATTGGATTCCGATTTGTTTAGTTTTCCCTTTTATTGTTTTCTTTATCTTTTCTCTAATCGAACTCCACATTTCTATATTAGCGTAGAATTTCAAAGAATCCCCTCCAGATCGTGTTTTCTTTTTGAAACCAAATCCTAAATTTTGTCTGGTTTGGCTGATAATAATTAAAATAGAACCTGTTTTTCTAAGAATAGAAATAACTTTTCTTAAATTTGCGGAATTTTCTTTTGCTTTATTAACATTATACGAACCGCTTATTGTCCTCCCTTTTCTATGCGCTTCTTTTTGCTCGCTGAATTTCTCTATTTCTGCTTCACTGGCTAAAGAGTCCATCGAATCTAATATGTAAATAAACGGTTTTCCTTCTCTGTAAGCATCGTCAATATGATAATAAAATTCTTCTACTGTAGAAGAAAAAACAGGCAAGCGGGATTTCCGGTCCATCGAAGGAGTTTCCATCCTCTCCAATACCCGCTTGCCAAAAAAATATTCTATATTCATAAACGCCCCATTTTCAGAATTATCATAAATAAACCTGTAATTATCAAAATTGGGGTTGATAGACGCTTCCGCTAAACAAGTCAGACAAGCAAATGTTTTTCCGCTGGCAGAATCTCCAGCAAATAAATAATACCCTCCTTTCGCAAAACCATGAAATGGATTGCCTGTACAGCATAGATTTAATAATGTACTTCCAGTACTTAAAAAATCCTGTTCTGTTAATTTATGAATAGGTGTTTTTTTCATAAGTTCTTTTTTGATTTTTTCGGCTTCCATGATTTAATACCCTTAAAATAAGAAATGAGTGGGGAGTTTTAAGTACGAACCATTCGTACTATGTTGTTTTTTTTTAATGAAAGGAGGGACTCCCCACTCACATGAAGGCCTATTTTTTCTTTTTCCTTGACTTTGGTTTTACGTCTTCATCATCGTCATCTTCATCATCTTCATCATCGTCATCCTCATCATCGTCATCTTCATCGTCGTCATCGTCTTCATCGTCTTCATCGTCATCTTCATCGTCATCTTCATCATCGTTATCTTCATCGCTGTCGTCATCGTCTTCATTATCATCGCTGTCATCTTCATCATCGTCATCATCATCGCTGTCATCTTCATCATCGTCATCATCATCGCTGTCATCTTCATCATCGTCATCATCATCGCTGTCATCTTCATCATCATCTTCAGAATCTTCTACATCAATTTCATCATTTTCATCTTCCTCCGCTTCTTCTTTCTTTTTACTCTTAGCAGGTTTTCTTTTACTAACCGGCTTCTTTGTTTCTTCTTCATCTTCTGAAGACATATCCTCTATTCCTCTCATTGCCGCTTTAATTTCTTCAGCCGTAGGAATAATCAGAATATCATCCAGACAAACTGCTTTCTCAACCAGTTCTTCATCCAAATCTTCTTTTCTTGGTTTGAATGTAATGTCAGAAACCTTATAAGAAGTTTTTCCACCAAAAGAGTTTGTTTCAATTCCCAGTTTTAATGAGGCACCGCCTTCTGGATCTGCAAAATTATCCATATTGTCATCATCATCTTCATACGCATTATCCAGTGCTGCATCCAGTTGTTTTCCAAAATAAAAATGAGAAATATCCCAAAGTTTCACTTTTCCAGGATCTTCATTATCTTGGACATTAAACAGTTGTCTTTTTGACGGGAGAAGACTATCAATAATCTCTTGATCGGATTCTGGATCTCTTTGCAATTTAGAAACATATTCACAAATTGGACACTCACTCCCGACTGTCCGAGCAGGGCAAATAAACCACTTGTTATTAGGCCCTATATTCCTATGCACCCAGAAAGTTCTTTCCCAGTAAGGCATTCCTTCATCTGCCATTGGATTCCCCTTCCCAGCAATAAAAGGAATAATATCAATCCTGACAGATTTCTCATTTTTTAACTGGAATAACTCCATCCCATTAGGAACTTTAAAAGTTTGAGGCTCATTCCCCCTTTTAACTTTCTCCATACGTTTCCTAGTGGCGGCGGCAGTGCTCATTCTTTGTTTACGTTTTTGCGCTTTCTTTGACATAAAGGTACTCCTGTTCTGTTAAAAATGGATAAACAATTACTCTAAAAGAACGTCTTCTAGAGGTTCTTGTTTTTGTTTTCATTTTCTCGTTTTGATTTATACACAGCAAAAGTAATCAATCTTGCAATAATATAAATCCATAAAGGAAATATTACAAATACAGCAAGGAACTCAACCATTTTTTTTGCCTTTCTTTCTTCTTTCTTTCCTATTTTTTTCTAAGATGGAGTCCACTACTTCTTTTCCCGCTTCTTTTACTTTTGGAGTGGAGAAATAGGACTGTCCATGCAACCTAACCTCATTTTCTAACGCTTCTTTTCTTTGTACAACAGCCGTCACGGCTGAAGTACACACATCTACTTGATATTTCAGATTTATTACTTTTTCTTGGGATACCTTATACTCATTAGATTGTAAAATTGCGCTATTAACAACGGCTTCTGTTATTTTCACACTTTCTGGAATATTATGTTTATTAGGATTTATTCTGATATCTTTGTCCAAATCAGCCCGAATAAGGTCAGATTCTACTTTTGCCGCTTCTAACGCTTTTTTAAGTTTGGCTAACTTTTTAGCCCACTTAAAATAAAGTTTTGGCTGTTTTATCCACTCTTTATCCAGATTTAATATATCAATATCTAAAAACTGATTTCCCATAATTTATCCCTCTATTCTTATTATCACTCTATTGGCCGGAAATTATTTCATAACATCCAGAAATTAGTCCCGCAGACTTACAATCATACCAATTATCCTGAAAAACTCGTATCACTTGATATGCTCTTGCAGATAAATTAC